TTAATAATTTATATAATGTCAGGAGGTATAATTCAATTAGTAGCTGTAGGGCAAGAAAATATGTTTCTTACAGATGACCCTCAAATTACATTTTTTAAATTAGTATATAGACGCCATACAAATTTTTCAATAGAACAGATACCACAAAAATTTACAGAACTTAATCCCGATTTTGGGATGAGAGTATCATGTCCTATATCAAAAAATGGAGATCTAATTAATAATATTGGACTTGTTATTGAATTACCAGAAATAAGACAATTTAATACATCAGATGGAATAGATAATATAACTACATTTCAATGGGTTAGAAAAATTGGCTATGCTATAATTAAAAGCGTTGAAATAGAAATAAATGGAAGAACTATTGATAGACATTATGGTGAATGGTTAAGTTTATTATCTGATATGTTTGGTCCAAAAGATAGGGGAATTGATATATTAACAGGAAATATTCCAGAATTATATAATCCTACAAATGGAAAAAAAGCGTATAAATTATATATACCATTACAATTTTGGTTCTGTAAATCAAGTGGATTAGCTCTCCCATTAGTATGTTTAGAATATAGTGATATAAAAATAAATATACATTTTAATGATTTAAATAATTGTCATATTATAAATCCAACTAATTATATTTTTTGTGATTCTACTGTGCTTAATTCCGGATTAGTTAATTTTATAGAAGGAGAATATATTGAACAAACAATTAATGGAACTTTACATGCTGGCATTTTTAATTATTATGATATTACAACTAGTAAACTATATTATACTGCTATAACATCATCTTTATTTAAAGGTATAACAACTACTGCTGTAGGAATAGAACAACTAAGAGAAGTTTTTGAATCATCATCAAATATACAATATTTGATAACAGGAAAAACTAGTGGATTTACTATTATGCCTGGTGCAAATCAAAAATCACTTACATACCAATATAATCCATTAAGAAATATAAAATTAAATAATGCATATTTAATAGTTAATTATATTTTTGTTGATGATGATGAAAGAATTAAAATTGCACAAGCCAAACATGACTATTTAATAGATCAATTATATTTTACTCCAAATATTACTTTAGATGGAGCAAATAGAACTGTAAAAATAGTTGCTGATCAGCCAACTGAATTTATGACTTGGATAGTACAAATGTCATATATTTATAAATCATTAGATTATTATAATTATACAGATAGTTATATAAGAAAAATATCAGATTCTGAATATCCTGATTTTAAAATAGGCGATGTTGTTGGTAATTCAATTATATTAAAACAATCAATAGACTTAAATAGTACATCTAGATTATCACAAAGAGATGCTGATTATTTTTACAATATACAAAATTATCAATATGGTAATTATTCTATAACTCCAAAAACAAATACATATTCATTTGCATTGTTTCCAAATTCAATACAACCATCTGGTACATGTAATATGTCTCAAATGACTAAAACAGAAATAGTATTAAATTTATCACCATTAATAAATACAATAAATCCTGTAATTTTTAGATGTTATTGCAATGCTAAAAATATATTAAGAATTCAAAATGGATTGGCTGCTCTTGTGTTTGTATCAAATGGAAATAATGGACAATAAATTAATAAGTAAATGCAGGGGCTATAAATCCACTCATTACTCTTAATATTTCAGTTGAACATGCCCACATTTGTAGTTCTAATTCTAATTTATTTGTATTCATATATTGTATAAATTTTGAATCCACTGTAAATGATAATTCTAATTGTGGTACATATGTTAAATTTGCACTACCACTCGGTTGTATTAATTGTGGTAATAATGCAAATGAATACAAATATTGTCCATTATCTAATGATCCTAAACATCTTGCATATGGTTGTATAGATTTATAAAATTCATCACCATGATATTCCTCTCTATCTTTTCCATTAAATAAAATTTTCATTTTATCCACAATTTTTATATTAGTTGTTGTTGGTAAATTATTTTTCCAAACTATTTCATTATCTATTATATTTGCCTTTCCTGTCATACCTATATTTGGTAATGTATTATTATTTGTTATTACATATCCACATCTATTCCAATTTATTATATTATCCAATGATAATGGATCTGATTTATTTACTGCTCTAATTGTCCATAATAAATATTTTGTTGGATTTGCAAAAAATAAATATTGATTCACATCGGGATTATTTATAATTTGATTATATCCATAAGTATATAAACCGCTATATTTAAAATTATTTATTAAATATTCTAATTTCGATGTTGCATATTTTATTCTTTCATCTTCATCTAGATAAATATATTTCATTTTTAATGATGATTTTATTTTCAACAATGATTTTTTATTTACTTTTTGTTTTATTTTTTTAGGTGAAATTAATATACTTCCAGGTTCTCTATATAAAAGTTCATCTAATTTATTTAATTGTATATTTATATTTATATTAGAATATAAATTTGCACATATTGGCAAGCTATTACCTTCGTCTTTACAAAACCAAAATCTTAATGGTATATATAATGTAATTCCTTTTTTAGGAGTTCTTGATAATGTATACATATCAGGGGTATTTCCTATTAATTTGTCATATCCTGATTTATGTTCTGGAGTATCATATATTTTATGTATCAAAGATAAAAGATCAGGATTATATTCATCTAATTCTCTTCCATCTATTTCAAGTGTTAATTTTTTAATTATTTTATGTCCTAATTCTTTTGCCCATGCAGATTGTGGTATTATCTTTAATATCATATTTCTTAATATTGTATCTAATTGACTATTTAAATAAATAACATTAATAGTATTAGGTAATATAGGATTTGATAACGATAACCATGGATATCTATAATCAGGTGTTCCGAAAGTATCATCTCCCTGGGGACCTGTTGGTATTATATCTTGTTTTATAGCTCCAATTTTATTTATTTTATTATTATTTATAGTAACTTTGTCAACAAAATTATTAATAATATTTTTATATGCATTGTGATAATTTTCATCAGCTAATCTTTCATTTAAAAATGATAAATCTATTGAATTGTATTTTTTACCAATAAGCATATTTATTGCAAAATTAATAGCATCTAGTTTGGTTGAAAAGTTATTATATACATCTCCTAAAAAAGGAGCATTATATAATGTATTTGGTGTTATTGATGATATCTGAGATTTATAATAATCTTGTAATAATAAAGAATCTCCAAAAGGGTTTACATAGTTTTGATATAATTCGTAATATGATGTATTTATATCAATTGATGGTATTACATTTTCCCACCATTCACCTAAATATTTATATATTGGATAATAGGTTCCTGCTATATTAAATGTTGGTCCAGTAGTTGGAGGATTCGGTGGTATTTCATACACTGGTATTTGATTATTATTTGTTGCATTATTATATACTCGCCAATATGGTAATACATATTTTGTTTCTGTTTTATACGGATTTAAATTCAATCCAGAATTATGCGCTATTGATAATTGGTCATAAATTGATGTTCTTGGTTCTGGATAGTTATTTAAATAACCAGATATAATATCATATACAGTATCACAATTATCATATATATATCTTACAGTACCTGTACTATTTTGAATTATGGTCGTGGGATCATCGTCATAAATTCCTGTAATTTTTAGAGCTTCATCTCTAAATGGTTGAGAAATTGGTATATATGATTGTAATTCTAATAAATATTTTATTACAATATTTGCAGTAGAATTATATTGATATTCTGATCTATCCAATGATAAATATTTAATATTTAAAATACTGCTAAGATTTTTATATCTTCCAACTATTGTTTCTAATTGATTTTGTGATGAATTATTAAATAAATTTAATGCATTTGTTATTGTTGTAACTAATGCTGAATATGGTTGATTAGTATATGATTGATAGTCTATTGCATTCATTGCATAAAAATCAAATCCACTTGTTACTGGTCTTTGTCCCGATGTGTATATTGAACTACCATCTGCATTTATTGGAGATATATATATTTCATTTGTAGTTATATTATTCAAATATTTATTTGTATATGATCCATAATAAATATATGGATGAGATTGAAACTGATTAATATTATACGTATTTGCTTGAAATAATGAAAACATTTTAGACATAGTACTTCCTAAATTTTTCTCATAATATGAGGTTGATAGGTTTGATAAAATCTGTATATTAAACATATTATTATATAATAATATGGAATCTATATAAATATTATTCCAAATAGATGAAATTGCATCACTATAAGATACAATTGATCCAGTTCCAGCCTGTTGATATAATGAATATCCATTATTTTGATATAAATTATATGATATTAGTGAATTTTTTATTGTATTAAAAGAATTACATACATTTTGTATAATTATTTTTAAATATGCTTGTATTGTTATATTATTTATATTTGTATTTAATATAGTTCCTGTACCTCCATTTATTATTGTAGTAGTAAATTGTGTAGAATATAATATTTGATATAATTTATTTCTGTAAGTTTCAATGGCGAAATTTATTGGTAATAAATTTTCTATTTCTGCAAGAACTGATAATGAATTCATTGGATTATCAAGAGTTATTGGTGTAGTATTAATTAATGGTTCTTGTCTTATTAAAGGTAATATAATATAATTATTAGAAGAAGTAAAATTATTTCCTGCTGCTTTTATATATGAACCATCAATAAGTTTTGGCGTTTGAGATGATATTGAATCAAACATTACATTTTCTAATATTGTACTATATATTTGAGTTTTAAAAGAACTATATGATACTGGATTTATTGGAGGATAATTAGTTGTAAAAGTATCTGTACTAACTTGATCAGTATCTCTTAAATCTAAATATCCTAATATATATTGTTTTTGTGGTGTTGTTAAGTTAGTGTCATTTTCAATAGCTTGTACAAGCATTGCAGGTATATCTCTTACAACTAATATTGGTATATAATTTAATACTGCAATTTTTGAAATATTTGTTCCTATCATAGTGTTTGCAATATTAATTAAACCTGCATTTACCAAATTTAATATAGTAGTCATTGTTGGTTTATTTATAATTAATCTTTCCCATAAAGTGAAATTATTTATATAATTTTTATATCCATTATCATTAAATAAATCTAAAATATTTGATGATAATGTTCTTATTTGTGATGTTATATTTAAACTATAATAATTTTTTATATAAGATGGTTCGTCCGGATATGATGTTATTGGTATATAACTTATATTATCTGTCAGCCCTGCTTTAGTAGACTCTAATAATTGTATAATATTTGTATTTGTTCCAATATATTGATTATTAGTTAAAGTATATTGTTTATAATATCCAATTATAAAATGTGTTTCTGATGTAAATTTTTGATTTATAAAATAGGACATTATTGTTTGTAATTGTGTTAAATTTACCTCAAGATTCCATAACATAATATCTAATAAATTTGTTTGTACTATTTGTAAATTATTTGTTGTATCTAAATATTCTAATACTGTTCCTTTTAAGCTATTAATATATGTTATATATATTTTATAAAGGTCTAATGTTATATATGAATTAGGTATTGTATCTGCAGTATCTGGTGAATATCCATAATAAGATTTTAAAATATTATTAAAATAGCTCAATGTAGATGTTCCAATTAAATAATCTGTTACAATATAACTACCATAATTTATGGCATGATAAAATATCATATTATCGTATAATGATGAATAATTTTTTTCATCTGTCGAATCAAAATAAAATATATCTTTACCTTCATTTATTATTGTATTCGTATTTGTAAATACTGGATCTAATTGATATATATATGGAGGAATTGGTGTAGTAGGAGTATGTTGTGGATAATTGGGAAAATCATTATTATCTCTTTTATATATTATCCCTTTTATTATACCATTAATATATTGGTTGTATATTAAATCTTGTATACTGTTTGAATTATATAAAGGCTCATTTAATAATCCAGTACCATCTGTTGATAAAATATCTTTTGAATATGCTAGTAAGGCCTTATATAATATACCAATTCTTGTTATTTCTGGATCTGCTGTTTCATATAAAACTTGTGTTGGTTGAAAATATGGCCCAATTTGTCCATAATTACAATTATCATTCATTATATTAACATTTTCAAAAATAGAACGCAAAAAATCTATTGTTTGATAAGCCTCTGATGCTTTTTTTGTTGGTAATAATTTTGATGTTATATTTGTTATTATATTATTTATAAATGTTATTTTCTCATCTGTTAAACCTTTATAAACTTTTCCATATAAATAGTATCCTCCATTCGGATTATATCCATACGAACTGGATTCCCAAGTTTTATAGCCACTTCTCCAATCATCAATATTGTTTTTATCAAATGTAGGATCAAAAAACTGTGCATAATAGGCTGCTGGTAGGTTATTACGACCTGTATAACCAGGACTTGTAATTAAAATTCCAGAAAAATCTATTGCAAATCTTGTTATAAACCCCCCCGCTCCATTTTCAAACAGAGGTGCTCCAAAATCAAACCAACCGTTTAAATCAGAAATCCTATTTTGTATAATTATAAATTTATTATATATAGTTATTAATAAATTATCTACTGCAGAATAATTATTACTATATAAATTGCCAATTAAATCTGTTGATATAATAGATAAAACTTCTAAAACCGATGTTTCAATATCAGTAATTGCTTTCCACACATTAATTATATTAATATATAAATTATTAATTATATTACGTAATAATGTAAATTGTGTTTTTATAAAAAATGGAATATTTCCATAAGATTCAATCATATTTTGTATTGTACCTATATCACCATTAACCGAAAATATTGAAGAAAATTTACTAATAAGAATTATAAAATTAGGAATACCAATATTCAAAAAATTATTTATATCTGGTAAACTGAATTGTGATCCTGGATTTAAATATATAGGGTATATAGCAGTTATAAGAATAAGAGCATTCGGATAATCTGATAATAACATATCAAATATATAATTTGTAGTTTGGTAAATCATATGTATATGTTTCAATTGATCAATTGTAAAATTAGTATTGCTTAAATTATCAGTTATATATACTATATCTCTTACAAAATCTAAATATACATTTTTAATAATTGATAATTGATTACTATCTAAACCATTATTAGTCATATATGAATCTAATTCATGTTGTATATTATAAAGCCAAATATTATTATATTTACCTAAATATTCATAACCTCCATAATAATAACTTGTTATACCAAATAACACATCCATAAAATTATGAGGATCGTTTTGTCCAACAAGATCTCTACCATTAACATAATTTGTTGTTGTGGTATACTTCGGTAATGGAGGATCTGAATTTGGATATGGATAAAATGCATTATTATCAAATATACCTCCAGTAATAGCTTCATTAATAGTTGTATTATCTGATATTAATATATTTATATCATCAATAACATTATTATATGCATTAGAAAATGATCCAATATCATTATAATTGTTACTATTTAATACACCATAAGTATAATCAACTATTTGTAATATATTATTTGCATTATTATTTTCTGATATTAAAATATTTATATATGGAATTATTAAATCTGGAATTATATTATCATTATAATAATCTATAGTTATTATATCGTTATCTTGAAATCCATCAGAATTATAATCCCATTTTATTCCATAATTATTCATAATTCCTGCAATATTTGATGCTGTTGGTGATAGAAATTCTAATGTTATTGGTGGTATTTCAATCATTAAACACATTTGATGTAATAAATCTCCTAATTTTTCTATTTCATAATTTGCTGATCCACCAAATGTATTCAAGTTTCCTAATTTTCGTGTTATATCTTGCATTGAAAAATTACTATATCTCCTATAAACTGTTTTAAACATAGTAATTGAGGGATTATTAGTTAAATATAAATTATCTTGTCCAATTGATACTAATTGTAATATAGCACCTGTCATATTATATATAATTATATAATATAATAGGAAAAATAAAAGCAAAAATTAGACTCATTATTTTTTTTAAAAAGTAAAACCTAACCCCCCATATCCTCCCATCAGTCTTAAAATATTATAATGAGGTGCAAATATAAATATATCCAATCCTGTTGGTTGTACAGAATCATTATTTCCTCCAGGAACTATATCCGGATATATATCTGATAAATTATATGATAATGCACCATCTTTAAATTTTAAAAATAAAACAGGATTAATTATTCTAGACATATTACATGCACCCGACGGTTGATGTACTTCGGGATTAATAGAAAAACTATATACATTAATACCATCTTTAGGTGTATTTCTATGATGTTTATTTGGTTCAAGATAATTATAAAATTCAGATGATCCTGTAGTAGAATTTACTATATTATAACCATTAAATGATAATTGTGCATTTAATAATGGATTTCCATATAAATTTAATTGATTTGTCATGTCTATAGGATTTGCATAAATCCCTTCAAATCCTTTTATCCAATTTATTTTTGGTCCATTTGATACACCTATTGAATAATTTGACCAATCAATTTTTGTATATCCATCATTATTTTGTACATATGCCTGTTTTCTTGCAATCCATATCAATTCCTTACATGGATGATTTAAATCTAATATTAATGGTAAAGATAATATATCTGTATTTGTTATTAAAGTCTGATTGGCTTCTATTAAATATTCATGTGCACATTGCGCAAATTTTTGTCTTTCTTTTGAATCTAAAAATATATAATCTACCAATAAATTATATGATAATGATAAACCTTTATCATTCCAAATATCTATTAATGATACCATATCTAACCCCTCAATTTTTTGAATATACATACATGATTCTAATTTTCTTATTTTTATTGATATTGTTAATTCATTATATTGCATTGCTATTAATGGAAATGCTAAACCATTTCTTCTATTAAACCAAAATTGTAATGGTATAACTAATTTATATACAGGTGATGGTTCATAATCAAATAGTGTCATAGATGATACATTTCCTATCATCTTATTATATAAATCATCTAAATATCTATTTCCACTTAATTCATATAATACATCAAGCCATTCACCATAATGTCTATCTATTATTTGTCCTCCAATTGTAACATCTATTCTTTCTATTATAGAATGTCCTAATCTATTTACCCATGCAAATTTTAGATTACCTGAATTTGCATTATTTAATGTTTCAGATGCTTCTTTATATAAATTAAAAAATATATTTTGTATATTTATTGAATTTTTCATTACAGTTTCATATAATCCCATTAGGCTATCTTTATATATCTGATTTTTTGTATTATCTGGAAAGGTAACATCAAATTTAGAAAATAATATTATATCTTGTAAATTTGATGTTTGTCGATATATTTGTGTATTAATTGGATATATTGTTGCTAATGTTGTATTATAAGTATCAATTATAGAACTTTTCCCATTATAGATAGCATTTACATTAGTATATAATGTATTTGCAGAACCATTAATAGCATTATATTTTGTAACTGCAGTTTGATATGCAAGTACATTTAATTGCATAAAATTTATTACATTTTGATAGTTTTCTTTTGCAATATTATATTTATTTTGTGCAATTGTAATATCATCACTATTTGTTAATCCTAAATCTGATAAATTTAATTGAAATTGTGGTATATTTATTTCTAAATATATTTTATGTACAAGATCACCATATTTAGGTATTTGAATATCTACACTTTCATCAAATGTAAGCGGATCTGTAGAATCTATTTTTATTGATTCCATTGAAAAATTTGTATATCTTCTATACACAATTTTAAAAAAAGTTATTTGAGGTGCTCCTGTTAAATATAAATCTTTTGTTCCATAGGAAATTATAGTCATTAAACCTCCACCCATAATATTTATTATATATTATTAATATAGTTTTCTTTTATTCTATTAAAAACTCGAATAAAAAAAAATATTTAATATTGCTTCCTTTTATTCTATTAAAAACTCAAATAAAAAAAATTATTTAATACTGCTTCCTAGTATTTTTATTATATTTACTCTTTTCATAAAATTGTTTATTATAAACTGGGTCAACAACAATATATCCATCATTATCCATATATCCTCTTAATGTTATATTCTCTTTTTTCAAATAAACCTTAATAAATTGTATTTTTTTGTTATTTTCATAATCAGCTTCATCTCCTCTAGATGTTACAATTCTTCTACTTTGTTGTTTTACTTTTACTACTTCAGCTGTTTCATCATTTACTTCTCCATTTTCTTCTGCATTTGCTTTTTCAGCATCCTTTTTCAATTTCCATGGATTTTCAGTAGGTGCTACAGGAATTATTATAACTGGTTTTACTTCTTTAGGTTTTTTATCTTCAATAACCTCTAATTTTACATGTTTATTATCATTTTTAAATCTCTTTTCTTTAAAATCCTTTTTTTCTGAATAATTTTTTTTTGGTTCTCTTGGTATGGAAGTTCTTGCAATTTCTATTGCTGTTTTATCACCATTTTTAATTTCATCAAGAGATGATGATAATTTATCAAAATAACTAAAATTATTTAATAATTTATTTGCAAATTCAACAAATGCTAATGATGAACGTTCTTTTCCACGTGGTCCATAAGTAGCTTTATCAGAATTCCAAATTCTTTCAACAACATTTCCGTCGTCATCTTTTGTTGTCCTTGGACCAAACATACGGAAAGTTAATTTATCTAAAAATAATCTTAATACTTTTACTAAAACATATAATGATGCACTACCAAGTGTAGTATACATTTCACCATTATATAGATGATAAAGTGGGTCAAATTTCTCATTACTGCCTTTTCTTGGTGAACATGGGTACCCTCTATTAAAAGTATCATTACTATAATCAGTCTCAATATTAGAATCTAATAAATCTACAAGATTTTTTGTATTTATATCTAAATCAGATAATAATCTTTTTAATTCTTTACCATAAATTGGATTATCATTATTAGAAATATCAAACAAACATGCAACTGAAACAGCAATCTGATATAATGATGCATTGCATATTTGTATATCTGCACATTTTATATCTTCATATAATTTTATATATTTTGATTTAGCTAGAACAACTTTTGAAATTTCTTCGGATTGTGTTGTTTTTACTTCTTGTTCCATTTATATTAATATAATCTCAGCTTTATAAGTATATCTGTACAAGATATTAATATATCAATTTTTTATAAGGGGTTTTATTTTTTATTTTCTATTAGGTTTAATATAGATGGTAAAACTATCAAATTCTATTGAAATAGAATATTCTGGAAATAAATATACAGTAATAGATTTTATTTTTAAAAATAAAAAGGTTCCTATATTATTAGATTCTCTGGTTTTTAAACAAATAAAATCATTTGATAAATCATGGTTTATTAATGATAAAGGTTTTGTTGTATGTTTACATAATAATAGAGAAATAAATATGCATGATATTGTAATGAAATTATATGAAAAGGAAAAATATAAATTAAAACCGATAATACATCTAAATAAACTTGGTATTGATAATAGATATGAAAATCTAATTTATGATGAATTAAATAAAGAAACTCAAAAAAATTTAAGAAAAAAATCTAGAACAATTGATTTAATAGATTATGATATCATTGCAGATAATATTCCAACATATATATGGTTTTTAAAGGGTGATAAATCTCATGGACCAAGATTTGTTGTTGAAGTTGGAGATATAAGTTGGAAAACAACTAGTTCCGAAAAATTATCATTAAAATATAAACTTGAAGAAGCAAAAAAATATTTAAGATATCTAAAAGAAATTAGAAAAGATTTGTTTGATGATTATTCTATGAATGGTGATTTTAATAAATACGGCATTATTATGTTAAATTCTTTTTATGATATTATATCTAAAGCTGGTGATTATAAACATATTAAAAAAATTAATGGCTTAGGTAAAACAGATAAAATTCTTGAAGAAAATACTGATGGACTTACACTTATAGAAAAATATATGTTATCATCCTTTTCTCCAAAAGAAAATAATTGGGGTAATCCTAAAGAAATATATGATGAATTTGAAACAAAAATTAATGATATTTTACCTGAATTCTGTTATTATTATAGTGATCCTATTAATGGTGACTATTTTTATGTTAAAAATCCGAATTATAATAAAATATTTTATACTACAAAAGATAAAAATGTTTCTATTAATGATAAATTAATAGAATTAAAACAAATATTAAATAAATTAAAATAATTAATTATTTATTGGTTGTGATGTTATAACAATTAAAAGATATAGACAATTTATAAATATAATAAATATTATAATGTTATTTAATATATTGTTACCTATATCATTATAACAAAAATTTAATAAAAATACATATAGTATTATTCTACATAATGATATTAAAAATAAAGATGTTTTATCTCTTCCTGTACTTAATTGATAAAATATAATGGGTGATGGAATTATTAATTCCCATGTATTATAATTATATGTTTCACCTCCTGGTATTAATTGTGTTTCCTCTTTATTTGCATATAATTTATCATATGTTAAATATTCTTCTGCCATAAATATCTATATATTGTATATATCTATTTAAAAATTCTATTTTATAGGGAATTTTTAATTTAGAATCTTTAAATATTCCCTATTTTTACGTATTTTATTTTGGTTTTAGTATTTTATTCAAAATTTTATTATAAATTTTGAATAAAAGTATTAAAAGTTGTAAAATAATTTAAATTGATTTATGCAATATGTTATTAATATACGGATTGCCTTCAAGATTATTTTTTATATAATTTCCCATTCTATTCTGATCAATTGTTCTATTAATAGGCATATGTGTCATTTGATATGGTAAATGATCATTGGTTTCTAATGTTCTTGGTATTAATGCTCTATTTATTTGTATTTTATCACATACTCTTACTAATGTAAAATCCATTGTCGGTCCCATATCAATATTACTTAATGTTGGAGCTCTTCCTTTTGCTATTTTTTCTCTGGCTGTATTAATTACCATATTTAATGCATCTCCTCTTGCCATCATTTTTCCTGATTGCTGTTCAATTGCTCCCCCTCCGCTTCTATTTAATTCTGAATGTATTTCTCTCTTTGTTATTTCTGGTGTATAATCTATATAATTTATTACATATGATTTTTGTTGATCTTGTCCTTGTGCTCCTCCCCCACTTCTATTTAATTTAGAATGCATTTCTCTTTTTGTTATTTCTGGTGTAGAATCTATATAATTTATTACATATGATTTTTGTTGATCTTGTCCTTGTGCTCCTCCTCCACTTCTATTTAATTTAGAATGTATCTCTCTTTTTGTTATATCAGGTATATCATTGTAATCAACTGCCCTATTTTTATATGCATCACCTGTTATACCTAATCCTGCTCTATCATATTTATTATTAATTGTTCTTTTTGTTATACTTGCAACATCATTATAATCTACAGCTTGTCCTTTATATGCATCTCCTGTTATACCTAATCCTGCTCTATCATATTTATTTTGCACTGTTCTCTTTGTTATATCTGCTATGTCATTATAATCTACAGCTTGTCCTTTATATGCATCACCTGTTATACCTAAACCAGCTCTATCATATTTATTTTGTACTGTTCTCTTTGTTATATCTGCTATGTCATTATAATCTACAGCTTGTCCTTTATATGCATCACCTGTTATACCTAATCCTGCTCTATCATATTTATTTTGTACTGTTCTCTTTGTTATATCTGCTATGTCATTATAATCTACAGCTTGTCCTTTATATGCATCTCCTGTTACACCCAATCCAGCTCTATCATATTTATTTTGTACTGTTCTTTTTGTTATATCTGCTATGTCATTATAATCTACAGCTTGTCCTTTATATGCATCTCCTGTTACACCTAAACCTGCTCTATCATATCTATTTTGCACTGTTCTTTTTGTTATATCTGCTATATCATTATAATCTACAGCTTGTCCTTTATATGCATCTCCTGTTACACCCAATCCAGCTCTATCATATTTATTTTGTACTGTTCTTTTTGTTATATCTGCTATGTCATTATAATCTACAGCTTGTCCT